GACCGCGCTCAACGGACAACGGCGGCGGTGGACAATGCCATTGCTAACGTGGGGCAGGCACTCGACAGGGATTATTCCCCTAGCCCTGCGGACGTAACTAGAGAAAATGTGATGGACGCGATTTTGGCGGATCAAGTCAGAGACAGAAATCTCCGAACCGTTGAAAATCTTGTTGGTAGGGCTGCTGCGGACAGCCAAATGAGACAAGCTGCTGCTCCCTCAGTCGTGGACGACGTCGTAGATTATGACACAATGCCGTATTTTGAATCCTCTCGTTCTCCGTTTGCTGATCCAATTGCAGCGGCTGCTCGGTCTAATCCCAATGCAACGGAGTATCGAACTGCTCCCGCAACCCCGACCTTTCCGTCTGGAATATATGAAACGAATTTTGGGATTATGAGCGCGGAAGATATTGCTAACATGACCCCAATGGAGAGAAGCCAACTCAGTTTCATTGACGACGTACAAGTTGTGGCTGATGAGATTCTGGCCGGGCGGCGTGGTTTGCCAACAATTCGTTAGAAGTAATAATTTTACAGACCCGGCAACGGGTCTGTTCTACTTCACGCGCAGTTTCACAGTTTGGGCACAGCCCGTCAGCTTCACGCCGGGACATAGTGCCGTCGCCTACGACTATTGGAACCATTCTCTCAACTCCTCACCTAAAACCGTACTTGCAATGTTTTGCTTGTTCTGCAGCGCGGTCAATATCTTTTCGTCGATTGTCCGCGGCGACACCAGATCGATGTAGGTAACGTTATTACGCTGCCCAATGCGGTGCGCCCGGTCTTCAGACTGCACCCGAATCTCCAGATCGTAGTTGTTTGAGTAATAAATGACCGTGCTAGCCTCTGTCAGCGTGATCCCCATGCCGCCGGTGCGGCTGTTGCCCACAAAGAAACGCATAGGAGAGTCTGGGTTTTGAAACTCTTCTACAATGCGCTGACGCTCATCTTGAGCGGTAGCGCCGTAGAACGCACCAAAGCTGTCGGGGCCATACTCTTTCGATAAAACTTCACAAATCTTTTCTATGTCGTGAACATATGTGGCCCATATGATGGCTTTGCCGTCTATTTCTTCACAAACGTTCAACAACTCCTGCACACGGTTCGACGAAAGTTCACGTGTGCGCTCATCGTCGTCACGCACGAAGCCGCAACAGATTTGCTGCAGGCGCATAATCTGCGTCAGAACGTTGTTGGTAGACACCAGAGAGCCATCTTGTAGCTGCGCCAAGGCCAGTTTGCTCATCTGACGGTACAGGTTCTTTTGTTCGCTGGTCAGTTCCACCTCCCGGCGGATGTAAACCTTCTCTGGTAGATCAAGGCATTCTTTCTTCAGCACCCGCGAGCTAAAATCGTCAAGCTTCAAATTAAGCTCGTCCAGACGCTGGAAGCCCACGATCTGTTGAAAGGACCGGTGACCCATGGAACGCCGCTGTACGACGGCGTAGCGGCCTTGAAAGGCATAGTAATTAGGGTAGCCTAAGTAGTTGTCGCCCAGAAACAGGCATTGCGAGAACAAATCCATCGGCGATTTTGTCACCGGCGAGCCAGTCAGCAGGCGCTTGTAAGTGAAAAACTTACCCGCCGCGACGATAGCCTTGGTTCGATTGGCCTTACGGTTTTTGATGGCTGTCGATTCATCCACCACCATCATGCCCTTCTCGCCAAACTTTTTGGCAAACCACGCCGCTGTCTCCGCACCCTTGGGCGTAGAGAACGCCTCAACATTCATTACAAATATCTTCAGCTTGTCTGAATTGATGAACGCCTGAAATTCATCCCGGTACTTTTGCGTGATGTTCGGTTGCCATGCACAGACAGAATGCTCAATCCTATCAGGCAGATGCGTCGGTATTTCTTTTCGTACCCAGTTATGGAAAACACCTTTCGGAGCGACGATCAGCACCGTATTTATCTCGCCAACCTCGTGCAAAAGTCCGATAGTATCGACGATGATTTTCGACTTGCCTGTACCCATCTCCATAAATAAGGCATAACATTCCTTGTGCCACGAATCACGGAACACGGACCTTTGATGGTCGTAAGGTTCTGTTTTGTAAACATAATCATCGAACTTGCGGCGCATATCTTTTCTCCTTGACTGTGAGAATATATATCATTATATAGGATGTCTCAAGTGCTTAAACGGCACTCAACGACGAAAGGAGTCAAGAATGAGTGATCTTTCATCACTTATGGAAGCGGACACCCAGTCCAAACAGGCTTCCCCTCTCGGTCAATTTGACGACGGCAATCTCAAAGGGGTTGCTAAATTGGCTGCAGATATCGCCAACCGCGAAACAGAACTGGCTGATCTTGAAGAGAAGGTCAAGGCGAAGAAGAAAGAGCTTCTGCGTCTGACTGACGAAGAGTTGCCAAACATGTTGGCGGAAATGGGCGTGTCATCTTTCAAGCTATCCGATGGTTCGCAGGTCGAAATCAAAAAGACCTACGGGGCAAGTATCCCGGTGGCAAGTAGGGAAGAGGCATTCTCATGGTTAAGGCAGAACGGTCATGGAGACATGGTCAAGAACATCGTATCGGTAGACTTCAAAATGGGGGAAGACTCCATGGCAGCGGAGTTCGCCGAAATGGCAAAGTCAAAGGGTCTGCACCCGGATCAAAAAGAGTCCGTCCACCCGTCAACATTACGTTCATTCGTAAAGGACGAGGTCGAAGCTGGGCGTCCACTGCCGATGGAAATGTTCGGCGCGTGGGTGGGTCAACGTGCTGTTATCAAAGGAGCGAAGTAATGGCGGGAAAAAATGTTGTTGAAAAGAAGGATACCGCGGTTGCTGAGTTCGACGCTTCTATCTTTGAAGCTGATGCTCACGGCGGTCTGGGGCAGGTCGATCAAGAGGATATGGCGCTGCCATTCCTGAAGATCGTATCTGGTCTTGATCCTATCCTTGATGAGCGCGACGACGTTCGCAAAGGTGATATCGTCAATACCGTGACCGGTGAGGTCTTTAAAGGTAAGGACGGTATTCGGGTCATTCCGTGCGCCTACCAGCGTAAATATATCCAGTGGAGCCCGCGTGGTTCTGGCTCTGGAGCGCCGGTGGCAATTTATGACCCAAGTGACGATAGGCCCGAAACAGAGCGTGATCCCAACGATAATAAGGAATATCTGAAGGACGGCTCTGGGGACTACATCGAACAGACCTCACAGTGGTATGTGAAGGTTCTGTCCGAAAATGGCGCTACGAATGCCTTGATTGCAATGAAATCTACGCAGCTTAAAAAGTCGCGTAAATGGATGAGCATGATACTCTCTCGTGAGATGCAGGGCAAAAACGGCAGCTTTGTGCCGCCGATGTATAGCCATATTTACTTGCTGAAGACTATTCAGGAAGAAAATAGCAAGGGTAGTTGGCATGGTTGGGAGATGAGCCTAGAAGGGCCCATCAGTTCTCGCGGGCAGTATGACTCCGCGAAAACCTTTAACCAGTCAATTGAAAAGGGCGAGGTTAAAGTCAAGCACACCCAAGAGGGTGCTGAAACCGGCGATAAGACCGGGGACGATATCCCGTTCTAAGCTTTCGGGGTGGCAGAGGCACGGTCTGTCACCCCGATCCCTTTGGAGCTATTATGTCTGCAGAACAATTTTCACAGATTTTTGTCGGGTTGGAAGCTGCCTACGGCACCTATGAAATTCAGCGCGAACAAAACAACGGCAAGCAAGCCGGTAAAGCCAGCGTGATCAAAAGCCCGCGGACCATGGATTTATGGGAAGGGCATTTAGACGGCACAGGCATTGCGATTGGCATCATTCCGATTAATGAAGATAACATGTGTAAGTGGGGCTGCATCGACATCGATCAGTATGCAGGCTTCAATCACGTTGAATTAATAAACAAGATACGCGAGCGGGAACTGCCGCTTGTTGTGGCGCGGTCAAAATCCGGCGGCGCACACGTGTTCCTGTTCACGTCAGACTGGATTGACGCGAAGCTGATGCAGGACACCCTGTCCACCATCTCCGCCGGTCTTGGTTACGCAGGATGCGAGATATTCCCCAAGCAGATACGCCTGCACCTTGAGCGTGGCGATGTTGGCAACTTTTTGAACCTGCCGTATTACAATGCGGAAGAGGGGCTGCGCTACGCTTTCAAGGATGACGGCTCTGCCGCAACGCTTGAAGAGTTTATCGAATTACATCAGAGGTTCGTGCAGACGGCGGAGCAGGTCACTGGGCTTTCCGTAGAAAGCAATGACGTTTCACCAATAATGGAAGGCCCCCCCTGTCTGCAGCACCTTTGTACACAAGGTTTCCCCGAAGGCACAAGAAATAATGGGCTGTTTAACATAGGTGTGTACCTGAGAAAGTTTTCTCCCGACTCGTGGGAAGACGAACTAATGCGGTACAACATGGAACATTTCCAGCCGCCGTTGCCGCTGGCTGAAGTAAATATTATCGCTAGGCAGCTTCAGAGGCGCGACTACGCCTACAAGTGTAACGATGCCCCCATCAATGATCATTGTGACCGTGAGCGGTGCCTGACGCGCCGTTACGGGGTGGGTAACGTAGGCACTGCAGCTACAGTGGCAAACCTTCGCAAGTACAACTCCAAGCCGCCGATATGGTTTATGGATGTCAACGGCGAGCCTTTAGAGCTAGACACCGACGCGCTGCAGAATCAGTCCAGCTTCCAGCGGTCTTGTATCGAACAGCTTAACGTCATGCCGCCGACAGTCAGCAAGCCTGTTTGGGAGAACCGCGTGGCGGCGCTGCTTCGGGACATGACAGAGACAGAGGGCGGCGTCATTGAAGCCAGTACCGACGCATCTATTGACGGCGCATTTTACGAGTATCTTGAAGATTTCTGCCGCAACATGCAGACCGCCGCCGACAAGGAAGAGATACTGCTTCGCCGCCCATGGACAGACGAGGACAACAGCCTGACGTTCTTCCGGCTCAAGGATTTTGAAAACTATCTGAAGAGGCAGCGGTTCTTTGAGTTTAAAACGCACCGCATTGCCCAACGCCTACGGGACATCAACGGTGAGTCTACGGTGCTTCGCATCAAGGGTCGCGTCGTGCGCGTGTGGCAAATCCCTTCATTTGAAGAAGGCATATCCGACATCAGCCCGCCGGACTACGGCGTCAATGAAAAGGATATCCCCTTCTGATGTTTGTCATATACGGCCCACCGGGAACAGGTAAGACAACCACCCTGCTGAACATGGTTGAAAAGGCTATCGCTGACGGCACCGCGCCAAGCTCAATAGCCTTTCTGGCGTTTACGCGCAAAGCTGCGCGAGAAGCGCGGGAGCGGGCTGCACGTCAGTTTAAACTGGATCTTGAGAAAGACTTGAACTTCTTCAGGACGCTGCACAGCTTCTGTTACCACCTTTCCGACATCGACAAGAACAACCTCATGGGCTCTGAGCATCTTGTAGAGTTCGGCAAAAGTGTGGGGTTCAACCTCGTGTCAAAGGGCGTAGACGATCACGAAGATGATATCGGTTCCAACTCTCGCGACAATCCGATCATGCAACTGATTCAGCTTGCGCGGCTGAAGAAAGAAGATGTGGAGGTCACATACCGCGAAAGCGCCGTCGAGGAGCCGCTGACGACGATCAAGTACATCAACGAGGCATACGCAGCTTTTAAAAGCGCAAACAACCTTTACGACTACACCGACATCCTTGAATGGTTCGCGGAACACGGCTCACGGGTCTGTCCTAAATTCAGCATGGTCTTCCTTGACGAGGCGCAGGACTTGTCCCCGCTGCAGTGGGAAGTGGCACATATTTTGAACGACAACGCAGGCCGCATGTATGCCGCCGGTGACGACGATCAAGCTATTTACCGATGGGCCGGTGCCAATGTAGAGCATTTCCTTGGAGTCGAAAGTGGGTCAGAGGTGCTGTCGCAATCCTACCGGATTCCTGCAAAGGTGCATGAGATCGCCACGCGGATCGTCAACCGAATCCAGACTCGCCGCCCAAAGAAATACCGCCCGAAAGAAATGGTCGGCAGGGTCGAGCGTGTGTTTATGCCGGATATGAAACGCTTTAGCAGCGACGAGTGGCTAGTCATGGCGCAGTGCAACTACATGCTGAACGACATATGTGAGCAACTGAAGATACACGGCTATTTCTTTGAGAACCGCGGCAGTAAGAGCATTAGCGAGAAGCTGGCTTCGGCGTTGATTGCATGGGAAGCCCTGTGCGGGGGTGGTGAGATCGACGCCATGTCTGCGCGAAATCTCTACTACTACATGAAATCCGGCAGCCGTATTAAGCGCGGCTTTAAAGCTTTGTCGAACATCGACGTGAAAAGCACATACAACTTAACGACACTACAAACGGATTTCGGGCTGCTAGCTACCGGCGACATGCCGTGGCAAGAAGCAATGAACAACGTGCCAGAGCATCTGAATACCTACGTGTCCGCCCTGCTACGCCGCGGGGAGAACCTGAGACACGAACCACGGATCAAGGTATCGACAATACATGGGTCGAAGGGTGGAGAGGCAAACAACGTCGTCCTGTACACGGACATATCCCACGCATCTGACCAAGCAGTTTCATCCAACACGCTAGAAGGAAGACGCATGATGGATGATTTACACAGGCTTTTCTATGTCGGCGTCACGCGGGCAAAGGAAAGCTTGTACATCGTATCGCCCATGGATGGCTTGAGGAGCTATCAGATATGAGCGAGCAACAACATGAGGAGTGAAAGCATGTTTAAAAAATTCTTGAAGCTGTTCTTCCCCACCTTTGTGGAACCGCCGGAAAGAGCCCGTGACCAATTTGGCAGGTTGCGGGGGGACAATATCGAAACGCCTACCTTTAATGAGGCTTGGGTTGGGGGCAAAGCTCCTGCTAAAAAGGCACCTTCAAAGAAAAAAGCTGCCCCAAAGAAAAGGGGGCGTCCACCAAAGGCGAAGAAATGAAGAAGCACATCGTCTACTGTAGTCTTCAAAAGAAGGGTGCCCTTAATCTCGCTGTCCTAACAAAGGACAGCGAGCTTGGGGACGAATATCACGTTTACGAAATAACTCCATTCCAAGGCCAAGAGCTAGCGAGACATCTTTTAAATCTGCTGTCTGAAGAAAGGCGTATGCCCGATGAAGAATCACGGTCTGCAACTGGTGATGTTCAATCAGAAGACTGATTGGACACCGCCGTCAGAGTTGCCTGACATCACCGATAGAAAAGAAATCGCTATCGACTTGGAAACACGTGACCCGAACCTGAAGACGCTGGGCCCCGGTTGGCCTCGTAATGACGGGGAGATCATAGGTTACGCCGTCGCCTGTGACGGTTGGAGCGGTTACTTACCAATCGCCCACCTTGGCGGCGGCAACCTCGACAAGCGCATCGTCAATAACTGGATGAAGAAGGTGCTTGCCTGCCCCGCCGACAAAATCATGCACAACGCACAGTATGATCTGGGATGGCTCAAAGCGAGCGGCTTTGAAGTGAACGGCCACATCATCGACACGATGGTCGTTGCTGCGCTGTTAGACGAAAATAGATTTAGTTATAGCCTCAACTCTGTTTGTTATGACCACCTGAACAAGACCAAGTCCGAAAAGGGTCTGGTGCAGGCGGCGAAGGACTTTGGCTTGGACCCCAAGTCCGAAATGTGGAAGATGCCCGCCATGTTTGTGGGGGAGTACGCCACCGCCGACGCCGAACTGACGCTGGAGTTGTGGAAATATTTTAAAGTTGAGATAGGCAAGCAGGGGCTCACTACCGTCCATACGCTGGAGCGAGACTTGCTGCCATGCCTTGTGGACATGACTCTGCGCGGAATCCGCGTGGACACCGACGCAATGGAACGCGCCAGCCAGTTTATGCTGAAGCAAGAGAAAGCTGCGCTGAAGCAGATTAAGACTCTGGTCGGCTTCGATATAGAGATATGGGCCGCGCAATCCATAGCCAAAGCTTTCGATAAACTTGATATCAGTTACCCCAAGACTGAAAAGAACGCGCCGTCTTTCACCAAAGCCTTTCTGACCACACACTCTCATGATCTGCCCAAGGCAATTCTGCAAGCGCGTGAGTTTAACAAGAGCAAGAACACCTTCATGGACGGGCTTTTAAAGCACGTCGGCAAGGATGGGCGCGTCCACGGCCATATCAATCAGATCAGGTCCGATGACGGCGGCACAGTATCTGGGCGCATATCGATGTCGAACCCTAACCTGCAGCAGATTCCTGCACGGCACCCGGACCTTGGCCCGTTGATCCGCTCTGTCTTCTTACCCGAAGAAGGGCACAAGTGGGCTTCTATAGACTACTCGCAACAGGAACCACGGATCTTGGTTCACTTTGCTTCGGCGTTTCAAGACGCCACCGGCAAAGAGATGCCGCGGGTAGATGAGTTTGTGGACGGCTATACCAACAACCCTGACATGGATTTCCATGACATGGTGGCCGGTATCGCCGATATCCCTCGTAAGCAGGCAAAGACCATCAACCTTGGCATGATGTATGGCATGGGCGTCGGCAAGCTCGCAGACCAGCTTGACCTGTCAAAGGACGAAGCAAAGGAACTGATGACGCAGTATGACACCCGCGTCCCCTTTGTGAAGCGTCTGATGCGGGCGGTGCAAGAGCGTGTGCAGAATGGCAACAAAGAAGGCTCTATTCGCTCCCTGTTGGGGCGTAAGTGCCGATTCCCTGACTTTGAGCCGCAGAGCTTCGGCATGCACAAGGCAATGCCCTACGAGGAAGCCAAAGCTTATTACGGGCCCAACGTCAGCCTGCAGCGGGCATATGCCTACAAGGCGCTTAACAGGCTCATACAGGCGTCTGCCGCCGACATGACGAAGAAGGCAATGGTAGACATCTACAAAGCCGGTGTGCTGCCCCTGCTGCAGGTACATGACGAGCTAGCCTTCAGTGTCGCCGACGAAGCGGAAGCAAAAAAACTTGCCGGAATCATGTGCGATGCAATAGATTTAAAAGTACCGATGCAGACGGACATTGAGATGGGCTCCAGTTGGGGCGATTCGATGTAGTTTGATGGTATTCCTCCCTACTAGACTGGCCCCGCTCCGGCGGGGCCTTTTTTGTTGACAGTATTGTGTAATGCCTTCATCATTCATACTCTTGTTGAGGGAGACACATCAGCGTCTTTTTACCAAATTCAGAGAGGTTGAACCTTTTCTGAAGCTTAAAACTCCCTTGTTAGAGGATTTATCCTCCTTGAACCAGAAGACAGGGACATTTAAGCAAACCCCGCTCCGGCGGGGTTTTTTGTTGCAATCATTAGCATAAAGTCTTATATTCTCTCAGAGTATAATCTTACCAGTAGAGGGTGTTATGGATGTCGAAAAGTGGAAATCAATCGTAGTCCCGATGGATATTTACCGCGGGATTAAGCAGATTGCACAGATGGAAAACAGGAGCATCTCCGGTCAGTTGCGCGTCATGTTCGACGTGTTTTGCCGCGCAGAGGGCTACCAAATAAAAAAGAAAGGTCAAGGCTAGAACTTCATGTTTTTTGCCCTTATCGTCGAATATCACAATAAGGAGAAAACCATGTCAGACTTGCCAAACCGCCGCCCATGTGTCACCGAAGACGTAGGAATGGGACTATCCGTAACCGTCAGCTACCACCCAGAAACAGGAAAAGCCTGTGAGGTTTTCCTCACAGGCCGTGGTAAGGCTTCAGACAATCCTATGCAGGAAGCTCTTTATAATTTAGGCGTTTGTGCGTCCAGCTTGATGCAGGACAAACCTTTCGCAGAGGCTGAGAAAAGCTTTATCCAGCAATCGGCACAATAAAATATCTTGCCATACGCTGTATCCGCTTTCGCTCCGCATTCTTTGCACTTTGAGTAAAGCATCAGTCTCAACATTTACCGCTCCCAAAAAATCTACCGCGAGCCGCCGGAGTCTTCTTTTTTAAAGAACGGATCTCCGGCCCCCGCTTTGGTGGTGGTGGTTGTGGTATCTCCAGTGCCTTCAGACGAATAGCTTGAAGAGCTTTTTTAAACTCTTCAAGCGTCATGTCGTCCCGGTAACGCACTAGATTTCCATCAGCTTGTCGTCGAGGTACACTTCCATGTCGGCCTTCTTGCTCCGCTTCTTGTGCTTGAAATTGTACCAAGCCCGCGTGAGCATCACACTATAATCGTGTGACGTGATCCGCCGTTCACGGTTCATCTTCATCCGCGTCAATGTTTCGACGAGGTGACGGGACGGCTGATACTTGCTGGTCCCTGATCCGCCGACGCGAAGCTCCGAATAAAACTTAGCCACAAGCTCTTCGTCGTCGTTCTGGCTGGCAATGTAGTAAAGCGCCGCCGTCTGACCAATCGGGTAGCTGATCACGCTGTAAACGTTCTTAGCTGCCTTAATCGCCCGCTGCATAAGCTCTTCGTCAATGTCATTAAGGTACATGTCCTTAATGATCTGGTTCGATACGGTGCCCTGCGTGTTCGTTACACCACGCTTCCAAGCACGTATCATCTTCATTGCACCGGCCACCTTGCCGGAGTTCGGTACACCCATGATTGCGAGGATATCGTCCCCGCCGCGATTTTTTCCTGTGTCCATGTGGTGGAACGTTGCAGGATCAATGCCAAAAATGACATGCGTCTTAAATGGCGTTTGGGCCCGTATGCAAGCTGCCAGACGATTCTGACCATCCAGAAGACGCCCGTTGTCGCCGAAGCAGATTGTCTCGCCAGTCAATGACCAGTTGTGTGCGGCCATGTCTTTGGCGTAATCTACGATACGCTGCGGCTTTTGAGGACGATTCCCGATATTAAGCTTAGACAGAATGTGTTCTGCCAAGGACGGGGTAAATTCCATCACCACACTGTTCGTTGGTGACTTGCGGAGAAACTTCTCCAAGTTTTTGACTTCGGTTTCTTTTTCAGATTGTGTTTTGATGATCTGCATCTTTCTCTCGTTTAGTTGTCGTTACGTGACTTTTAGAAGATAGGAGCTATCCCATACGGCGTCAACCTTTTTTCTTGACGAATGTGAGAACACTCTCATATAAAGGCCATAACCACGGAGAAATGGATGATCAATAAACCCGACTATGGCGAATTAGTAGAGCTTGACCCCACCGGCGGAGACTTCGGTCTGGGCCACGAAATGGGTATCGAAGCTCTTGACCTGATAGGTAAGCACGTCGATGCACAGGCCGCGGAACACGAACCAATCGTCATTCTGGGCGTGATGACCGCACTGATGCAGTACGCCCTGCAGGCATGCTCCGAAGAAACTGATGTCGATGAGCTTGTCGGTGTTGCCAAAGAAATCGCAAAACACACCTTGGAACACGAAACACGGCATTAAAAAAGGGCGGTCATTGACCGCCCTTCCTTTATTTTTTCTTCGCCCGTACTGCCACAAGGCCACCGTGAAACTCCTCACGGTCCTCAAACCATTCAAGTATCTTTGCAATCCGCGTACTACGTTTTGATTTGTAGTTGCGGCCAAAGCGCATGATGGGGTTATCGACGTCGTCCTCATAGAAGACCATGCCGCCGTAGAGCCCCGGCTCATTGCCAAGGTAAAACTTCCTACCAGTTATATTGCAGGTGAAGTTGGCTCCATTGTGGTCGTATTTTGAAAGCCAGATTTCCATATCAAGCGCCATTAGACATTTCCTTTGTGATCTTGATATCAAGCTCTTTCGCCTTCTGACGGCTCTTAGCACGAAGATCGTTGTAATGTTCAAGCGTACCACACTCAACATCAGCCGGATCAATAGCACCGCCGTGAAGCTGCTTTGCAACCTGCCGCCGGTATTTCAACAAGAGCTTGCGGTGAGCATCTGTCCCCTTCTGATCTGTAAAGTAGACAGAGTTCAAAGCTTCCCACATTACGCTCAACTCAGTGTCGTTTAATTCAGCCATTTACTTTCTCCTTTGTTGGCTGGGAGGTCTACCCCCTACCGTAGGTAGGGGGCGTAGGTCTTATCTCCGCGGCTGCGGGGGCGTTGGCACTAGCCTCGTTTCAAGGCACTCCAACGCTACCCCTTCGTCGTCGGGGATATCATCCTTGGTTCCGAACACACCCTGATGGGTGGCGTGGAACCCGTCGTAATCTTCGACATCGAAGATGTTGACCGGCACCTCATCCTTGAAGGTGTACAAGCTGCTCCAGTCACGAACAAGAATGCTCGCTGCACTGGTGGCAGCTTCGTCAGCCGATGAGCCGTAAGCCCAAGAGCTTCCGCACCCAATAAAGATGATGGCAAGGAAAGACGGATTGGTGTCAGACATACTGACCTCCATTGGTTGTTTGGTTAACGATGTCAAATAGCGAATGTTTCACGTGAAACATTCCGGGCCCGAAAGCCCATAGCCCTATTTCGAGCTACCCTACTATCTTAAAGGATAACTCCCATACGGTCAATGCGACATATTGTCGCAGGCTTCAGCTGAGTATTCCGCGCCCGCGGGCGTAAAATCAATGTTTCACGTGAAACACTTTAGAATGATTCTAATGTAGGTTAACTTGAATTTGGTTAACTACTTTTTTGCTTGACTTGTATGGGACGGTTCCCATAATGACCGGATCAACAAAAGGAGAGAACCAATGGCAAACAGTCATTTGAGCCCCACGACAGGGGATTTCACCATCGACGCAGCCGCCCGCCGGGAACTGCTGCGAGGACATAACGAACTACGTGCAGCAGTCACTTATGCGGAAGAGATGAAAGACCTTAACCTATCACATCTTTCGCAAATGGAAGACCTCGTCCACAAGCTGTATTCAATTTTAAAATTTGCGCCGGGCGTCGATGACGACGGACGGCCACAGTTTTGGGGAAACTGGGTGCTGGCAGAAGAAAACGAGCCCGCGCCCAAGAAACGCGGACGCCCGAAGAAAAATGACGGTTAGCTGGGTGCTGCTGTGGATAACGGCGGTGGGCATCGAAGACTTTAAGTTTAAAAATCGAGGCGTCTTTGAAACCCTCGCCGAATGCCACGTCGCAGCTACCCAAATTTTCTGGGAAGATATGCCCATAAACGAAGAAGCGGTATGTATCCGCGTCGAAACACTGGGAGTGTACTGGGAATGAAAAAGTATCTGATCGAATATGTCTGGGAGCATAATAGCTTTCAATCTAGCATCTGCAAAATCGTGGCATACGCATGGAGCGAAGATCATGTCCGCATGACCTTTGAGGCGCAAAAAATCCTGTCAGTTAAGGAGTTGAACGATGAATAGTGTAAATGACCACCAAGAAGCAGCCGCGCTGCTCGCTAACTCCATCCACGCCGTCAATGACCTGTGGCTGGACGCACTGCCGGGCGAAAAGCCCTTCCTCGACGAAGCTATCAGTAAACTGCACGAAGCGCAGTCCCTGATGATGAAAGCACGAATGAGAATACCCCATAAAATCGTCGAAGCTTCCGCAACACTAAAAGTTGCAAGGAATGATGAATAAGACTTGACGAGGCGGAGATCGCGGACTACGGTTCACGAACGGTGGCAACTTTCTCCGTGTTGTTTGGTTTGTAACGCCTCGTCCTTTCTTAGGGCGGGGCGTTACTTTGTTACACTTTTGAAAAACCAATTATGTAACGCTCAAATCCACGGTCACCAAGGCTTTCAAAAATCCTAACTTTTCTATAGGGCCAGAAAAAAAAATAATTTTTTTTCTTCACACAGTGCTGTGAAAAATGTGAAAAGTGTAACATCGTTGAAATCCCTATATAAAGAAGGCAAATCTCGTAACTTTTTCTTGTAACGCGAAATTAGAGGTGTAACAGCTTGTATTGAGCGTTGGCTTACCCTTATATTTGGAATGATTTCAATGAGGGGCATGCAATGGAAATAGTAAAAGTGAAGCCCGTTGGGCGTCCGCGCCTGACACCTGACTCTCCGCTTTCTGAAAAGCAAAAGAAATTCGTTAAGGAATACGTTTCTAACGACGGTATGATTAGTAAGAAGCAATGCGCTTTAAACGCTGGTTTCTCTGAAAAGAGCGCGTCGGTCAAAGCTTCTGAACTTTTGAACCCTCATAAACACCCGAATGTCGCCAAGGCAATCAAGATGTATCGGGACGAACTGAACGAACGGTACGCAATCACCTACCATCGTCATGTCCGTGATCTTCAGCGCATACGTGATGAGGCGTTGGACAACGGGGCTTACTCTGCCGCCGTTCAAGCCGAGTACCGCCGGGGGCAGGCACACGGGGATATCTACATCAGCAAATCTGAAGTGCGGCACGGGTCTATTGATAGCATGAGCCGTGATGAAGTGATGAAGGAACTAGAAGAGATTAAAAAGCAATATGGATCTTCCGTTATCGATATCACGCCCGTCGAAAAAGACGCCGAAGAATCTGGAAGCGAGCTTCTACCAGAGTATAAAGAAGAATCAAAAGAAGCACCGTCCTGACGTCCGACTCACGCGGATAGAAAGCTGGGCATCCCAAGGCGTCCCCGATCTTGTCGTTTGCGGCGAGACAGGGGACTTTTCTTTTTGGGAACTAAAAACTGCAACCGGCGTTGCTGTTCGGTTGTCGCCTCATCAGGTTGCATGGATGGAGCAGCACAAGCATACCGCGTCGTTTATCATTGTGCGCTGCAAGGATCGACACGCCCACGTTTATCGTGCGGATCAGGCGGTTGAGCTTGTTGACCGCGGGCTTCTTTTAAAACCGCATTTTAAAATAGATGCCCCGATTGATTGGGAGCAGTTTTTCCGTTTGACAATCCCATTGTAAGAACTATCTTATACGCACCAACAATGGGAGATAAACGAAATGAAGAAAGCTACCTTCCGCGTTCGTGAAATACGCACGTTTGAGTTTGACATGTACTTTGACGAGTATCTGTCGCTTGCAAATATGGAAAAGGCTGCAGAAGAAAAATGGTGGGACAGTGTGGATGTCATGCTGCAGGCAAAAGAGGCTGAACCGGCTAATATACTTGTCGGAATAAAAAGAGATCAAAACGGGGACGTCGTGGTTGAAAGAATATCTGATAACCCGACGCCGGACGTTAAATTATTCTGGGCAAATGGCAGTTACTGCACAACAAGCGGCAACATGCGGGATTTTAATTTTGCCGTCCGTGACGTCAGTTTAGAAAAGGCATCCCGCCGAGCCGAGCAGATTATAAAAGGCGATAAACGCCGCCGGTATTCTGGAAAGCTGGACATGGAAGTCTGCGCCGCCGGTAATTATTAAATGTGGATATTGTCGCGCCTTTATTATTGGCTGTTTTGGGGATCGCCAGACCCGGACAAAATAAAAAGCCGATATAGCATTGAGCCAACAAAACGACGGCGGAAAAAATAAAGACAAAAGGCAGGCTTGCGCTTGCCTTTTTTATTTTGCGCTTTAGTATGGGATCAGTCTTACATAACCGGAGATTTTAAAAATGTTAAAGACAGTTGAAATCAGCACCGCCAAGAAACTGAAAGGATGCGCCGTCACCTATCGCAGCGGTAATGAAAACATGTATGGCACGTGCCCGGCGGATTGCGAGTTAAACCCGTCAGGCAAGGGATGCGGCGCGGGACAGATTGACCATGATTATCTGGACGCCGTCTTAGATAGTAAGCCGCGGGCGGGTTACAGCTTCACATATACCCATTTCAGCCCCATGCACTGGGCGCATAAATTAAGCCCAATCAAAACCGTCATTAATTACAGCACCGCCAACCCGGAAACAGCAGCGTTTTTAAAAAATGCAATGCGGAAAGCCCCACCGGATCAATGGTCCTTTCCGATGGTAACAGTTGTGCCGCAATCATTTTGGCAAGAGTCGCAAAAAAACCGGACAATTGATGGCGTTCAATTTGTGCGCTGCCCGGAAGAAACCGGCGCAATTAGAGGATGCGGGGATTGCGGCGGGCGCGACGGCCCGTTATGCGCCCGTTTAAATCGCGATTATGTAATTACGTTCACAGCGCACGGGACGGACAAAAACCGGGCAGGCGATAGCCATACGCAGGGCGGATGTTATGCGGGCACGGGTAACGTTGCCATTCATTGGCGGCGCATGCCGGGCCAAACGCAGGCAAAGCCAGACGGGGAAACATTGCGAGAGTTCGCCCGCAACTTGCCGCCCCGTTCAATATTGCGGCACCACATAGCCGGGGATATCGGGAAAGAATAGAACGCCCGCCCCGCTGCAGCCCGCCCGCCTTCCCGGCGCGGCGGGTTTTCTCTTTTTAAAAATACGTTTGCATTTACCAGATCAATCGCATAATCTGCCAATTGACTAGGCGAGATCGTTTTGGTCGGGATTTTCAAATTGCGTTTTTTGTTTATCCCTTGCCCCTTTCCGGTTGATGTTCGCACCCCCCGCCCCGTGCTAGTCCGGGCCCGCTGCAGGGACACCACATAGCAGCCCCATATTATGCAAAACCAAACAACCTTTTAAAATGGAGTTAAAGACATGCTGCAAAATATCGACAATGCGAACCGCGACATGGAAACCCTTTTGCGTCACGTTATGGAGCAAAACAGCCGGTCGGTTGATTATCAGGCCAACACTGGTCAGATGGAATACCGGACGCGGGACAATGGAAACGGGAAGCAAACAGCAATCTTTTTAGAGGGGCAGGGCGGGGAACCAACCCGCCAGCTTGACGTTAACGGCGTTTGTTTTGACGGTATCGCCAAAACAGCCGAAATAGACGTCAGGACGGCCCGCCGGTTGTCTGATAATTATCCTGAACAATGGGACGGCCTAATCAATGCGATTTGGCAACAAGAACCCAAGCCGCGTTTATTGCGGACGTTTATGGATGATGAAAGAACCGGAACAGCCCGCGCCATGTTATCGGATAGGTTTAAAACCTATGACAATTTGGATTTGATCGAGACGGCCATACCGGAATTGATCAAAGCGAATGATGAGGATAACGCGGGTTGGCAGCTTCAAAATTGGCATAGCACCGATAAAAAACTAATGGCCCGTTTCAAATCAAATACGATTGTCGGGGAAGGTGCAAAGGTTGGTGATCTGATGGCGCTTGGCCTGCTCATTAGCAATTCAGAAACAGGCCATGGATCAATTCAGGTTGCACAAATCAACTGGACGCTGGCTTGCCTTAATGGGATGCAGACCGAAAATAAAATCCGGTCCCCGCATTTGACCAGCAGCCGCGGGGACGCGGACGTCTGGTCAGTCCTAACCGAGGAAGCAAAGAAAGCCGATAACGCAGCAATGTCTCTGAAATTGCGGGACATGGTGCGGGCTTTCAGCAGCCGGGACAGCTTTGACGAAATACTGCAGAAAATGAAGGACGCAGCCGCGGACGTCATCGAGGGCACGTATACCGAAAAAGCCGTTGATAAAATGGGATCAATCCTCGGTATTCCGCAAAAACGCCGGTCTCTTGTTCTTGAGGGATTAGTGCAAACGCGGGCGCAGGATGGATATGTTGGCGAACCAGTCAGCCGTGCAACGCTGATGAATGCCATAACAGCCGTGCCGCAAATGCGGGACGCATCCGGTAATCCCATGGTGCAACCGGATGATATTGATGATTGGCAGCGTTTGGGCGGACGTGTTTTAGAAATGAAGCAATCCGACTGGACAGCAATTAGCCGCGCATCACTTGAAGCCGCATAAAACACAAAACCCGCCGGGCATTGCGCTTGGCGGGTTTTATTTTTGCCCGCACCACATCTAGACGTGAAACAGCTGCAGGAAAGCCCGTCGCGCACAACATATGCGAACAATCCCGCAAAATATCTATTTTCCCCAAACTTGCCCCGCGCCCCGCCCGCCCATGTTTTTAAACTTATGACACCGGCGCATGGCCCGTGATCCGGGGACTGGGGATCGTGATCCGCGGCACAAATTGCGCCGGCAGCGGTCCGGAAAATCGCGCCGGGCCATGCATGGCCCGCGGTCCGCGGGTTTTAAAAATTGTTCGGTCCAGATTGATCACGGGGCCCCGGTAAACTTAATTTTAGCAATAAAAACAGGGGCATAGCACACAAAACGCTCAAAACGAGCCCCGCGCCTGTGGCAGACGACGTCAAAGTCCATGTTTTTCGCAAACAATACTGCAAAAAACGATATCAATATGGGATAAATAGTGTATCCTGACTTTTCTTCAGGGGCCCCTATAAAGTAGGTCAACCGCAATTAGGTTTACTGGCTTATTATGAGCGACGAAATCCAAGATAAAGTAGTCAAGTTACAGCTTCGACTAGCTCAATTAAATCGCATTGAACACTGTCAGAATGATTTCTTAGGCTTTGTGAAATCGGTCTGGCCGGAGTTCATTGCAGGAGAGCATCACCGCATCATTGCAGAGAAGTTTGAGCGCGTAGCCAAGGGCGAATTGAAGCGTTTGATCATCAATATGGCCCCGCGTCACACAAAGTCTGAGTTTGCCAGTTATCTTCTGCCCGCATGGTTCATTGGGCAGAACCCGGCGATGAAAATCATTCAGGCAACGCACACCACAGAGCTTGCAGTGTCTTTTGGCCGTAAGGTTAAGAACCTTTTGGAGCGAGAGGACTACTCTGAAATCTTCCCCGAAGCGAAGCTGTCGGCGGATTCAAAGGCGTCAGGTAGGTGGGATACATCACGCGGCGGCATGTACTACGCGGTTGGTGTCGGTAGTAACCTTGCTGGTCGTGGCGGTGACTTAATTATCATTGACGATCCTCATTCTGAGCAGACTGCTATGTCGGCGTCGGGGTTTGACAACGACTGGGATTGGTACACAGGGGGCCCCCGACAGCGTCTGCAGCCCGGCGGGGCCATCATTTTGGTTATGACACGGTGGTCGGAAAAGGATCTGACCGGCCAGCTTATCCGTCAAATGGGTAAAGATGAGAAAGCGGATCAGTGGGAAGTTGTGGAACTTCCTGCAATTATGGACGACGAGGAACCTTGTTGGCCGGAGTTTTGGTCAAAAGACGATCTTGAAAGAGTTAAGGCATCTATCCCGCCGTCGAAGTGGAACGCGCAGTATCAGCAGCGTCCTACCGGTGAAGAGAACGCAATTATCCCACGAGAGTGGTGGCAGCGGTGGGAAAAGACAGAAGTACCTAATCTTGAATACGTCATTCAGAGTTACGACACGGCGTTTTCCAAAAGGGAGAGTGCTGACTACAGCGCGATAACGACGTGGGGCGTCTTTCGCCCGGAAGAAATTGGGGGGCCCCCGGCGGTCATTTTGCTGGATAGCAAGAAGGGACGGTGGGATTTTCCAGAGTTGAAAGCAGAAGCTTACGAAAGCTATCAGTTTTGGGAACCTGATACTGTAATCGTGGAAGCGAAGGCGTCAGGGACTCCTTTGACACACGAACTACGCAACATGGGCATTCCTGTTGTGAATTTTACGCCATCTCGCGGCAACGATAAGGTGTCGCGTGTCCATTCTGTATCTCCTTTGTTTGAGGCAGGGATGGTGTATGCCCCGGATGAGACATTTGCGGACGAGCTTATTGAGGAAGTTGCGGCTTTCCCCAATGGTGAGTATGATGACCTTGTCGATAGTATGACCCAAGCCCTGATGCGATACCGTCAGGGTAATTTCGTATCGTTACCTACGGATGATTGGGACATAGACGAGGACAACTATACTCAGGTACGCTCGTATTATGGCTGAAAAAGAAGAAACCATTGTAGGATTGCCCGAAGCTGATGCAGGCGGGGGCATATATAGCTTTCTATCTTTGCTGTCGCCGACAAGGTTTTCTGTTGTAGAGCCCCGGAAATCTGTGACCATCGACGATATGGGGGGTTACTCTCTGGTAAAGCCGGGGACGTATGCGTTTGAAGGTTTTACTACCCCGCAAATAATCACATCGGGCATCGACGCTTTCAAAGCTTTCATGGACGACCCGGTAGAATCAGCAAAAACCGGTGTCGCCGGTGCAGTTGAGGGCATGGCGGGAGAAATTCAAAAAGGTATGGAAGTAGCGACCACCGGCGTTGCGGATACCTTTGATCCCGAAACAAACACCTATGACCGTTTTGATCCTACGGGCTTGTTAATTGCCAGTACATCCCCAATAGCTTACGGCACGGCACGAAGCATCAAGGCAATGGCCGACGGTGACGGCGTTGCGGTAGGTATGTTGGGCGGCGGAAGAGGCGGCAGACCCGTCACTGTGCGCTCACTTGGCGGCGGTAAGGGCGGTATTAAGGGACTAGCTCATGGCGTCAAATTCTATGATCGAATGCAAAGTGTCCCAGACAGCTTGGTAGAAGCCTTTTATGGCGGGGGTCGTAGCGCCGGAATTGCGTCTCTTTATGACAAAGGCGGTGTACAAGTCGCCCCATCTGAGCGTTACACAATTTCTCCGAATGTAATCGGAGCCGCCGCAGGTGCAAACATGACTCTGGGTGATCTGGTCAAAGAGTTTGGTTTAAGTAACCGAATTAGAAACATTGTGTCTGATGAACGCGCGTCGAGTGCAGAGATTTATCGTCCCGGCTTTTCAATCGGAACAGACCCGGTGCTGTCGTTGTCCACATTTACAATGTCCGATTCTCCTAAACGCGCCGCGGACCGCGTAGAGGGAATGGTTGCCGTCGAGCCGAAAGAAGAGCTTTTTGTAAAAACAGGTGTGATCGATGATGATGGCTATCCTGTTTACGCACCGCGCGAACTAACAATGCACGACGTGCAAAATCTATCGCCGTCTCAATATTTGTTGGCGGCGTATGATCCTGACAAACCTTTGTTGAAAAAACCAAATACAAAATACAACGAAAGCGAGATACATATTGCAGAGGATGCCGCGCACTCTATGAACGTTCGCGAGCTAACAGACAGAGAAGAAGAGGATCTTGTCACTGCTTTGAATTTTGAACGAGACGCCGTCACAGCCGCCGAGAGGGCTGTAGTGCAAGAATTTTTAGACGCTGATGGTGACCCGTCCAACACCAAGTTAGACACAGCCGTCAAAAGCATGGCGCTTGCGGTAGAAAATCCTGCCGGTATTGGTCAGAAGAATTTGTCATACATCGAAACTCAACTAGGTAAGTTTGCGACACGCTTGTTTCAAAGTCAAAATGACGGGGCCATTGACCTTACCGAGACTTATCCTGTCTCTGGCGGGCGTTTGCTCAACGCGGCGGACAAGTTTTCAAGAACTCAATATCTTTTAGAGAACGGCCCTTACAAACGTGCGGTTCGTCAAGAAGGTGCTGACACGCAAACTGAAATTTTACGTAATTCACTTACTGGGCCCGCTGCTAAATATGGGGAATTTTTTGAGTTTAGAGTTCCAAATGATGAAAGATTGCCGATTGAGTTGAAAACAAAAGATTTTTTCCAAATGTTTAACGAAGAGCAGCGCAGTCTTTTGACTAGAATTGAAATGGCAAGGATGGGGCGGCTTTTCCAAACAGGTTTATTAGGCAACAAACCGGCGGACCCGAAAAAACTTACAGACAGATTTTTGAAAACACCAAACGCAGAAGCAATTGTAGAGTTGTTTGGATACATCGACAGTGACGGTGTGTTTAGACGCAATTCGCTTCCGGCTACAGGGGATCCTTTCCCAGATGTGGGTTCCCCTAAAGCTTTCTTAGAAGGTGATTTAAAAAAGCAGTTCTTACAGATGAAATCAGATGTATCTTATGCGCTGAACAAAATACACGCCCCAAGAGATGTTTTTGAGGATAGAGTCGCGCAAATAACCACAGCTAATCTACGCCCTGTCTTGATGCAGATTTACAATAGTAACACCAACAGAGAGCGAGCTTTTTCAGGTCAAATAAACAAGGGCCGTCAAGCTCAAGCTTACAATCAACTTTATCGGCAGTACCGCGATGAGCGGGATCAATTGATTAGTGTACTCAAAGAGGCTGCTAATGAAGGCGCTTTAGATGTAACTAGGCCAACAAGGTTAGACGCTCGACTCGCATCGGATAATACTTATTCTGCCTTTAAAGATGCGGTTATTGAACGCGCCAGACGTGGTGGTCAATTAACGGGCGCTAGTATGGATCTTTATGAAGGCATTGTGGACAGAATGCGCCTTGGTCCGCGGCCCGGTGCCAAATTGTACGAGGACGGCGGTCCGGTGATTTCTAACCGCGGATCACGGGACTTAGATCGCGGCGTTGCCGGTTTTATACCTTATATGGTACAGTAAATAAATTTTTGAGGGTTTATCATGGCTAGACAGCCCATTTCGCTTGTAGAGAACCAGAATCCGCAAGTAGAAACCGAAGAATTGCTGGCAGAAATTGAGCTTGAGTCCCCCGGCACGTTGGATATGTCGGGTGAGGCTGCGGAGATTGACATCGAATTGGACGAAATGGGCGGTGCAGTCGTCGATTTTGACCCTATGTCAGAGATGCCGAGTGGAGATTTCTACGAAAACTTGGCAGAAAACATGGATGAGCGGGAACTGGGCGCTGTTGCCAGTGAATTGACCGCGGACTACGACGCAAACAAGGCAAGTCGCCAAGAATGGGAAGACGCTTACGCCAATGGTTTGGAATTACTTGGGTTCAACTACTCCGAAAGGACTGAGCCGTTTCGAGGTGCTTCTGGCGTCACCCATCCCCTTTTGGCGGAAGCTGCTGTGCAGTTTCAGGCCCAAGCGTTCAACGAGTTGTTGCCGCCGGGAGGGCCCGTGCGGACTGCGATAGTCGGTTCGCAGAGCAATCAGACGTCTGATCAGGCGCAGCGCGTCAAAGAATTTATGAATTACTACATCACGGACGTGATGGAAGAGTATACGCCTGAATTTGATCAGATGCTGTTCTATTTGCCGCTGGCGGGTAGCACATTTAAGAAGGTTTACTATGATGAGGGCATTGATCGTGCCGTTAGTAAGTTCGTTCCTGCGGAGCATCTTGTTGTTCCCTATGAAACCGCGGATTTAGAAACCTGCCCGAACATTACGCACGTCGTTCGGATGAGCTTGAACGATCTTCGTAAGCGTCAGATTGGTGGTTTTTACAGGGATATCCCTGTTTTGCCGCAACAGTCTGACACAGATGATTTATCTGACGAATTAGACCGGATCACGGGCCTTGAACCGTCGTCCGTAGACTATGATTGCACGTTGTTGGAGTGTCACGCCGACTTGGATCTGGAAGGATTTGAGGATATGGGCGAGGACGGCGAGCCAACAGGCATTAAATTGCCGTATATTGTGACGATTAGTCAGGATAACGGGCAAATCCTGTCCATTCGCCGTAATTATCGCGAAGATGACCCCGACAAGAAGAAAATCCAGTATTTTGTTCACTATAAGTTCTTGCCGGGCTTTGGTTTTTATGGATTGGGTCTGATTCACACCATTGGTGGGTTGTCGCGTACTGCGACGGCGGCACTGCGGCAGTTGATTGACGCGGGTACGTTGTCGAACTTGCCTGCAGGTTTCAAGGCTCGCGGCCTACGGATCAGGGATGACGACGATCCGTTGCAGCCGGGTGAGTTCAGGGATGTGGACGCACCGGGCGGGGCTATTCGTGACAGCTTGATGCCGCTGCCGTTCAAGGGGCCAGATGGCACGTTATTCCAGCTTCTAGGCTTCGTTGTAGACGCCGGTAGGCGCTTTGCGACCATTACCGACATGAAGGTAGGGGACGGCAACGATCAGGCCGCTGTGGGCACTACACTGGCCCTTATGGAGCAGGGTTCCCGCGTGATGAGTGCGGTGCATAAGCGCCTTCATTACGCCATGAAGATAGAGTTTAAGCTTCTTGCCAGAGTGATGGGCGAGAGCTTGCCGCCGGTATACCCGTATGCGTTAGAGGGCGTAGACGCGGCGGTAAAGGCAAAGGATTTTGATGGCCGGATTGACGTCATTCCGGTTTCCAACCCGAATGTTTTCTCACAGGCGCAGCGGATTGCTCTTGCACAGACTAAGATGCAGTTGGCGGCACAGGCTCCACAGATGCACAACATGTATGAAGTGTATCGTGACATGTATGAGGCTTTGGGTGTTCGGGATATTGACAAGTATCTGAAGAACGAGCAGTCCGTACAGCCCGTTCCGAAAGACCCGGCGCAGGAGAACATGGATGCCCTTGATGGGGTACGACTTATGGCTTTCCCAATGCAGAGCCATCAGGCGCACATTTTGGCGCACTTGGTCTTTGCCGGGTCACCTCTGGTCGCGACAAACCCGGCGGTTGCGGTGTCGCTTCAGAAGCATGTCATGCAGCACGTGCAGATACAGGCACGAGAGCAGGCCATGCAGCAGCTTGGCTTGACAGGGCAAGAGCAGCAGTTGCCGCCGCAGGCGCAAATACAGCTTGATGCTTTGGCCGCGCAGTTCATGGCAGAGGGCATGAAGACGGTTCAAGACCTTGGTCGTCAGTTGTCTGGTGGTGGCAAGCCTGATCCTGTGGTTCAGTTGAAACAGCAGGAACTGCAGCTTGACGCGGTCAGAGAAGAGAACGACAAGATGATGGAAGAGCGTGAGCTTAACCTGAAGGAAGCTCAGATGATGGATAAGTCTCGCCAGTTTGACGAGCGCATCCAGAGTCAGGAAGAGCAGACGGCGGCGCGTATCAACGCGGCGATGGAAAGAGAGCTTATGAAACAAAGGAGTGCAGAATGAGCGTGGTAAAGATTGTCACCAATACTCCTGCAGCGGCACCAAAGGCCCAGTCGTATGCGGAGATTGACAAGCAGGGTCGTATTCCATACGGCGAAGCTAAAGAAGTCAAAGTCCCTACTGGGATGAAACAGATGACTGCTCGCGGCATGGGTGCAGCTACCAAAGGTGGTGGCTACATGGGTTGTGAGTAAAAAATTAAATGGATCCGGTATCTGCAATGGCAACCGCTTCGGCGGCGTTTTCGGCCCTTAAAAAGGGCTTTGCCATTGGCCGGGACATTGAAGCCATGGCCTCTGACCTATCCCGGTGGATGGGTGCTTTGTCTGACCTTGATCAGATGGAGCGAGAGGCAAAAAACCCCCCTATATTTAAAAAGCTGTTTGGTGGGCAAAGCGTAGAGCAAGAAGCTATTACGACCTTTGCTAACAAAAAGAAAGCTCAACAACAGCGGTACGAGTTACAGCAATGGATTTCCTTGACTATGGGGAAGTCCAAATGGGACGAGCTTGTCCGCATGGAAGGACAAATCCGCAAACGCCGGAAAGAAACGCTCTACAGGCAACGCGAGCGCCGCCGGAAGTTTGTTGAGATCGTGGCGTGGATTGTATTCTCATGCTTGGGCGCAGGGGCTCTAGTCTTGTTTGTAATGCTTTTGAAAGCACACACTGCCATGGCTGAACAGATGGTCACTTGCCGGAAAGCAAAGTGTGAGAAAATCAACAAGGAAGAGGTTGTTTGTGTCTACAAGGGCGCTAACAACACGATAGAATCCCAGTTTTTTAAACGCAGTGACTACATTCCTGCAGAGTACCAGTGCAAATACGACCCAAAAGCTAGAAAAGAAATGACCGTGCAAGAAATGTTAAAAGCAATCAGGGAAAGTCAAAAATGACCCAGAAAAAGCTGCAGCATGAAAGCACTTATGAACAGTACGACATGGACGGCGACGGCGTCGTGACTGACGAAGAATTAGAACATGCAAAAGAAATTAGGGAAACCGAACGCGATTTGCGTAAAAGCTTGGCGCAGTTGAGGATGGCGCGGTTCACCTTGATTGGTATGGGCGTTTTCACGGCGGCGATGTTTACCCCTTGGGTTTCTATCGAACGTATCGCGGCATTAAGTGAAATAAGTAATTTGTTCTACATTAGTGGGGCAGGCATTGTAGGGGCGTACATGGGCACCACCGCTTGGATGGCCCGAAAGTAAATGATCGACGCCTTTTTGCTTATGGTGTACTTGGGAACAGGTGAGTTTCGTAAGCTAGAGAGCGGGAACATGTACTTTTATTCTGTAGTAGAGTGTAACTATTACGCCAAGCAGGTTACGAAAAGATATGGGAACTATGGGTATTCTCAACATCTTGACCCCAAAGACCGTGTAACGGCATACTGCTTGCCCAAACGAGTAGACCCTACGTTGGTAAAAGTTTACTAGGAAGGATTAGTCTAATGTTTCAAGCTCTTTTAGGGCCATTGTCCTCGCTTGCCGGGTCTTTTTTAGAAGGACAGATATCTAAACAGAAGGCAAAAGCCACTCTTGCTCAGACAGAGGCTGAAGCAAAAGCGGAAATTATGAAAACCGCTGCTACGCATGACTCCAAGTGGGAGATCATCATGGCAGAGGCCACAAAATCAAGTATCAAAGACGAAATTGTAACGGTGATTGTGCTGATACCGGTGGTTCTCGTTTTTGTGCCGGGCATGGAACAAGTCGTTAAGAACGGCTTTGACAGATTGAACGAGTTGCCAGACTGGTATCAATATCTGGTTTTTCTCGTATGTAGCGCGGCATTAGGCATCAGAGGGCTGGACAAGTTTAAGAAAAAATAGTACATCTCTCATATGAATGAGATAAGTCTTGCACAGTTCATTCTTGACGTTGTTCGTAAGAAAAAAGACCAAGTCACAGAGCTTGTGATGGCGGGCGGCGTCAAAGACATGGAACACTATGGTCGGTTGATGGGAAACATTGACGGCCTTGAATACGTCGAACAGGAACTCAAGAGCCTGCTAGAAAAACAGGAGCTAATAGATGACTGAGGCCACAGAGCCAAAGGAAGTATCTTCCACACCTTGGGTAGAGCCCGCCGACAGGGTACTAGACCCAACTCTTCTTGATAAATCTCTAATTGAAAGAATGCCCCAACCCACTGGATGGAGACTGTTGGTTTTGCCCTACAAGGGTAAGGCTAAGACCGCCGGTGGGATTTATTTGCCGGACCAAGCCGTCCAGCAAAATGAGGTATCCACCCAAGTAGGCTACGTTCTGAAAGCAGGGGTTCTTGCCTATGCTGATGAACAGAAGTTCCCTGACGGCTCATGGTGCCAAGAGGGGGATTGGGTGATCTTTGCTAGGTATGCCGGATCGCGTTTTAAAATTGAGGGCGGTGAAGTTCGTATTCTCAATGACGACGAAATTTTGGCAACTATCCTAGACCCCGAAGACATTCTTCATAACTGAGAGTAATCATGGAAAATCTTATGGAAGAGAAAGAAGTCGAAAAGACTGAAGAAGTCGTATCGCCAGAGCCGCGAGAAGAAGCGGTTGAGATTGAGGTTGAACAGTCTGATGATGCTCCGGCGGCAGAAGCTGCGCCGGAAGAGCCAACCCAACAAGAGAAACAAGTCTCTGACTCTCAAAAGAGAATTGATCGCCTGACCAAGCTGCGTCGAGAGGCGGAGCGTCGGGAAAAGGATGCACTGGCATATGCAGAGGCCGTCAAGAAAGAGGCGGATGAGCTAAAGACCAGAATGCGTACTTTGGATCAAGGGTATGTCCAAGAGTATTCTGGGCGTGTTGAGTCAGAGTTGGAGACTGCTAAGTCTGCACTGCGGCAGGCCATGTCTATCGGTGACACCGATGCCGCTGTTGAAGCGCAGGAAAGACTGGCCCAGTTAAGTGTCGCGAAAGAACGCGCTCGCCAAGCACAAGCGCAGTTTGACAGACAGCCCGCACAGCAGGAAGCTGCCCCGGCGGCAGAACAGCAATACAATCAATCTGAGCCCCAACGCCCCGACCCTAAAGCAGAAGAGTGGGCGGAGCGTAATGAGTGGTTTGGCAAAGACGAGGCGATGACATATGCGGCCTTTGGCATACATAAACGTCTTGTCGAAAATGAAGGGTTTGACCCGAACTCAGATGATTACTATACTGAGTTGGACAGACGACTTGTGGACAAGTTTCCCAATGAGTTTGACAAAACCAGTCAGTCGAGCAGCCGCCCCGTTCAGACGGTAGCTTCGGCATCTAGGACTGCTAAAACATCTGGACGCCGCAAGGTCAAATTGACCCCCTCTCAGGTCGCTATAGCCAAGAAATTGGGTGTGCCTCTTGAAGAGTATGCTAAGTACGTAAAGGAGTAAGATCAGTGTCTGATATTGAAATTACAAAATCTTCCGGCGTTGATCGTAGCTCTCGTGCTAGTAAGACAAGGGAGAAAGAGGCAAGGCGTAAGCCTTGGGCTCCCCCGTCTATGCTAGACGCACCACCTGCGCCCGATGGATATAAGCATCGTTGGATTAGGGTTGAGGTTCGTGGATTTGATGATCAGAAGAATATTTCTGCTCGTCTGCGCGAAGGCTACGAACTTGTCCGCCAAGATGAATATCCAGATTTCGAGGCCCCCGTCATTGATTCAGGTAAATATGCTGGTGTGTTTGGAGTTGGCGGATTAATTCTCGCTCGTATCCCATTAGAAACCGTCGCGGAACGGAAAGCCTACTTTGATGGTAGGACGAAGGACCAGATGGATGCGGTGGATCACGATATGATGCGGGAAAATTCTCACTCTACAATGAGGATCAGCAATGCTGATCGTCAATCGCGTGTAACCTTTGGTGGCCCTAAAAACTAGGGCTGATTGGAGACAAAAATGGCAAACCAAGATACTGCCTTTGGTCTTCGTCCAATTGGACTCAACGGTGCAGCGGCTAACACCACTGGTGTGACTCAGTATGAGATCGCATCCAACAATACGAATGCTATTTACCAGTATTCACCAGTCATTCCGCTAGCGGCGGGTGTGATCGACATTGTTGGTAATGCAAACGGTGGTACAGTTCCTGCTCTTGGGGTCTTCATGGGCGTCGAATATGTTGACAGTTCTACTAAAAAGACTGTTTTCAAAAACTACTGGCCCGGTTCAAACAACGTTAGCGTTGACACGAACTTCCCGGTCAAAGCTCTTGTAGCTGATAACCCAAATCAACTGTTTATGGTGGCCGCAGATGGGGCAACAACAGACCGTGCAACTGCACTGGCTGATGTTTTCGCAAATGCATCACTGGCAACAGCGACTAGCGGTTCAACTGCAACTGGGCGTTCCTCTGCTGAACTTGATATTTCCACGGCGGCAGCAACCGCAACGCTGTTCATGCGTATTGTGGGTTTGACGACTGATGACGCAAACCTCGATTATGCATCAGCGGGTGTGAATTACATTGTTCGGTTTAATTTCCACCACAATGCACCTTGCTCTAGCTCTGATTCTCAGACTACAGCAGCGTCTACTGGCATATAAGAAGGGAGATATAGACAATGGCTATTTCTCGCGCACAACTAGCGAAAGAGCTAGAGCCGGGCCTAAACGCGCTGTTTGGTCTGGAATATTCTCGCTACGAGAACGAGCATGCTGAAATCTTTGAAGAGGAGTCGTCAGACCGCGCCTTTGAAGAAGAAGTAATGCTGGGGGGCTTCACAACGGCTCCTGTCAAGAGTGAAGGTGGCGCTGTCCAGTTCGACGACGCACAAGAGACATACACTGCTCGCTATACACACGAGACAATTGCTCTTGCGTTTTCGATCACGGAAGAGGCTATCGAAGATAACCTCTATGATCGCCTTGCCTCGCGCTACACAAAGGCGCTGGCTCGTTCGATGGCTCAAACCAAGCAGATCAAGGCTGCGGCGATTCTGAACAATGCGTTCAGCACCGGCAGCCCGATTGGTGATGGTGCAGCACTTTGTTCTGCCGCTCACCCATCTCTGTCTGGCAACCAGCGTAACCTGCTCTCCACAGCGGCGGATCTTAACGAAACGTCACTGGAGCAGATGCTGATTGATATCGCAGGCTTTACCGATGAGCGTGGGCTCAAGGTTGCTGTACGCGGTATGAAGCTCATCATTCCGAAGGAACTTCAGTTCATTGCAGAGCGTGTGATGAACTCAAACCTTCGTGTTGGCACCGCCGACAATGATGCGAACGCCATGAAGAACATGGGCATGATTCCAGACGGCGCAGTGGTTAACCACTTCCTGACCGACACAGATGCATTCTTCATCAAGACTGATGCACCTAACGGCTTCAAGATGTTTAACCGCTCACCAATCAAAAGCTCCATGGAAGGGGATTTTGATACTGGCAACATGCGCTTCAAGGCACGTGAGCGTTATAGCTTTGGTGTATCTGACTGGCGTTGTGTCTTCGGCACACCCGGCGCATAACCAAGCTACGGCCTATACAAATGTGAAAAGGGCGGCGGTTGCCGCCCTTTCTTTTTTGTTATATATTGATTTTGGGCGTAACTCAGCTTTGTAGACAGGATCATGCCCACCTGACATTGCACGGACTACAAAGCGAAACCTTGTGCAAAGGGTGTTAATATGGCTTCAACTACTTTTTCAGGTCCGGTGACCTCTACCGCCGGTTTCATTTCAGGATCCGATTCTCTCGTATCTGTAGCTGCGGATGTAACATTGACCTCTGCGGGCCACGCAGGTCGTACAATGGTCTTGGGCGTAGCAAGCGGCGCGACTGTTACTCTTCCTGCTGCCAGCGGGACTGGCAACATTTATCGGTTCTTTGTGGCAACCACTGTTACTTCAAACAATTACATCATTCAGGTCGCTAGCGGCGACGACACCATGGCTGGTGTGGCGATTGTGGCTAACGACTCAGACAACTCTGCATCTATCTTTGAAACTGCCGCAACGAGCGATACGATCACTCTGAACGGTACGACCACCGGCGGCATTCTTGGGGGCACGATTGAGATTCAAGACGTAGCGTCAAATGTGTTCTCTGTTGTTGCTCGTGGTGCTGCAACAGGTTCCGAAGCTACTCCTTTCTCTGCTGCTGTTTCGTAAGAGGCTTATCATGGGTAAGCTCAACGGTGGCAAAAAGTCTGTCAAGAAGGCCGTAAAGGCCGTCAAGAAGGCTACGAAAAAGAACGGAGAGTAAGCTATGGCAGGCTCTGATGTAAGGACGAAACGGATTACTGGCACTGGGTCACTTGGTGTTGGTCCCGCTCGTATTCGACAGATACAGTTAAAGACTGCATCTGGAACTCCAAGGCTCACCATTACAGATGGTTCCGGCGGCGCTACAGTCTTAGATTTGGACTTCAACGCTTCTGACACACATTCTGTGAACATCCCTGCTGAAGGTATTAGGGTTACGGACATTTTTGTCGGCACTCTAACTAACATCACAGCAGTAACGTTCTTTTTTAACTAGGTGAGTCATGGCTTCGCGTAACGACAAGATGCCGAAGCGAAACAAAAAGAATTTCCGCCCCACAAAGTCTGGGGCGGGAATGACTAAAGCCGGGGTTGCGGCGTACCGAAAAGCAAATCCCGGTAGTAAACTACAGACCGCGGTGACCGGAAAAGTTAAGAAGGGCAGCAAGGCTGCAAAAAGACGCAAGTCGTTTTGCGCTCGTTCCGCCGGTCAAATGAAAAAGTTTCCTAAAGCAGCTAAAAATCCTAATAGCCGCTTACGCCAAGCTAGGAAGAGGTGGAAATGCTAACGTGGGACAAACTTGCTCCGGCGCTGATTCTCACCGGAATTGGCTGGCTGTCTATGGAAATGTCTGTGGTAAAGACAGACTTAGCAGTTTTGAATGTTCAGCTTGAAAATGTTCAAGAAAAAATTGCGTCTAACAACGCAATGATTACTCCTATGTGGGAAGATTTTCTTTTGGAGAAGTCTGATGACTATGTCGCGTGGAACAATGACTAGGCAGGTCAATACAGGGCCGAAGCCTAAAAAAATAAAGCCAACTTATTTTAGAAAGGGTGGCGGTGTCAGCAGGAAAAGCAAAGGGTCTAAAATTTGTCCGGAAGGAAAAGCATGGGCTAAACGGACGTTTGATACATACCCGTCGGCGTATGCAAACTTGGCCGCATCAAAATACTGTAAAGACCCCAACTACGCTAAAAAGTCAAAAGGCGGAAAGCGAAGAGGGAAGTAATGGGTGAGCTTCAAAAATGGTTGAAGCAAGACTGGGTAAGGATTGG